GTACTTGGTCAGCTTCTTTTGCATAGAAAATCTCAAACTTCTCTTCTTCGTTCAATAAGTCTGTACCTAAGAACATATTGCTTAAACGCATAGCGTAAACCTTGTTAGTTCCGTTAAGACCTGCAACTGCAATAACTTTGATTGTAGTACCAGGAAGTACAAATTCGCTATCAGCTTTAACATCAATTTGGTAATTGAAAGAACCGCTGTTTTTAAGAGCAACAGTATAAGTGCGGAATAAATCTTGACCACAGAAGATAGTCATATCATCAGCAGCTACTACTTGTGCAGGAATTGCTTGGTAAACACCATCAAAGATAGAGATTACGTTAGCAGCAGTAATAGAGCTTAAAGGCGCACCACTAATAAAAGTAGAAGCGTTTGCAGCAACAACACCAGAAGCAGCGCCTATTAATTTTACAAGCCCGTCAAAGCGGTTAAGATTAACATTCACACTTGAAGTGTCGCCAGTCCATAACGCAGTCTCTAATTGAGCAGCAATAGTCTTAGCTTTCTTTTCGCTATACTCTTGCTCAAAAGGAATACTGTCATACATAGAACCGGTAGGTAAAGCTTTTTGTAAATACTTAGCTTCTAAGTCCTTAGGGCAAAGAGCTTCGTTTACTTTAATTTTACCAGGAGTTACAGTACGTTGAGTAAAGGTAGTAGAACCAGAAGCATTAAAGCCACAAGAAGCACCATCTTGGAAAATAGCGTCTGTGCTTAAAATGTTTATCTTCTCAGAACTCTTAACGCCAACCATAATATTTCCAGCGCTCTTAATAAGAGCAGCAGTTTTTGCACCCAATACAGATGAAGTTACAAGTAGAGCTTCGTTTTCTTTTGTATAGTTTGCTAATGCAGATACATCAAATCCCATTTTATTTTATTTTTATTTGTTTAATAAAGCGTTTCTAAATTTCTCAATTCTATCGTACTTCATATTATGAGTTGTTACGTTAGAACCAAAGTTGTTTCTTGGTTGCGCAATAGGTTCAGCGTTAGGTGTCTTAGTAAGTGCTTCTATTAATTCAGCTACTTGACTAAAGCCATTCTTAACTTTTGCCTCTAATTGTGCTACTTGTGTTTTAAGATTTTCGTTTTGAGAAACTAAAGCAGCAATTTCGTCTGCCATCTTTTCGTCAATCTTATTGCCTAACTCAGCAGGTACTTCTTCAGCTTCTTTTGCTTCAGCCTCTGGAGTTTCGATAGATAAGATTTTAGAAGCTTCGTCTAAAACGATTTGTGTTCCGTCTGCTAATTGGTGTTCGCCCATTGGAGCAGGAGTCCCGTCTGCCAATGTAACTTCGCCACCGATAGCAAGTTCGCTAATCATAACCTTTGTACCATCCATAAGGCTATACTCTGCGAATGTAACAGGTACTTCTTCGATTGGTGCAGGAGCAGGTGCAGGAGCATCTACTATTGGCATATCTTCGAACAAAGCCCTAATTTGCATAATTGCATCTTTTGCGTTCATCATTCTTTTTGTTTAAATATTAATAAAAGATTTTGTTTATCATTTAACCCTCTGCAATATTTCCTTTATTGCATTCATAAGTTCTTGTTCTTTGGTAGGTTTTGTCTTGTAAGTAAACAAACCCTCTACGCTAAAGCCTTTAAATTTACCCTCTTTAACATCGCTCCATACCTCGTCATTATCTACTTTAAAGCTACCAAACCAACTTCCGTCTGGTGCATCTTCAAACCCTTTCATTGGTAAGATGCCTCTGCTCTCGTCTGTAATAAAGCTTTCAAACATTGTAACACCTTCTACTTGCGCGTTAGGTGAGTGCATCAAGTTTACGTTTGATTGGTAGCCTCTTTTGAAAAACTTTTGAGCAATCTTAAAAATAGTATCTTTAGAGAACACCACATAGTAATCGCCATAAGTAGCATCACTCCTAAAGATAGGAACGTCAGCCAACATAAGAGGTCCAGAAATAATACGCTTATCTTCGCTAACCACTTCAAAGCGTTGTTGGTTTTTAAAGGCATTCCAATTCTTTTGAATAGCAGGGCGGTCTACTAATGCAACGTAATCTACTTCTGCATCGTCGTTCATATCCTCGCTAATGTCTAATAAATAAACAGGTAAGTCCATACTCGTAAATATTAAGTTTTTTAAATTGTTATCATTTAACCAAATCTTGCCCTCTGCTGAATAGCTGCGATACGTTGCTGACTGCTTGTAACATCGCTTTCCACAACATAAGCTCTTGATGTTTGGCTTCCTAAGGCATTAATAGATTGGCTGCTTAAAGTTGTAGTTTGTGGTTGTGGTGGAGCTATTGGTGCTTGTGTAGAAACTGTTGGAGCTGAACCGCCTAACGCTGAACCACCTGATGCACCGCCACCTTTAAACTTAGCAATAGATGTAGCTGCGATTGAGGCAATTCCTATACCTGCTCTAATTTTGGCAGCTAATGATAGCTTTGCAGCAAGTGCTGCACCATATACAGGGATACCAGAGTTAGAGGCAAAATAACCTGCTATTTCTCTTTGGGTATCTACTACTATTTTAGCAATAGCCATAGCCTTATCAATTACAAACATAGCATTTGCAATCTTTTCGTTTTCCCCTGCAAGGCTTGATAATAAATTAAGTCCTGCGGTTGCAGCATCAAATTTTAAATTATTTAATTCTTCATCTGCCTTTAATTCAGCAACCCTTTGCTCTTCTTTAAACTTTTGGTCTTCATTGTACTTTTCTAAAGTATAATTTTTTGTCTTACCTAAAAATGCAATTTGGGCATCAAACTTTTTATTATTTTCTTCTTCTTGCTTTGCCCTGTCTTGTTCGTCTAATGCTGCAATTTCTTTTTGAGTTAAAATCTTAGCATCTTTAGAAGCCTTTTTTCTTTTATCATATTCTGCTAATAAATCATCTGTAAGTTTCTTCTCGTCTGCAAGTTGCTTTTCAAGTCTTGCGGTTTCTTCTTCTGCTAACTTATCAGCATTTGCTTTTGCCGTATCACCTGCTTGTTTATTTATTGCTTGTACGCTTAGTTGATAACCTGCCCTTTTATTTTTTAAATCGTTAAGTGTTTTATCTAAAGCAGCTATCTCTTCTTGTCCTTTTTTCTCTGTTTCTTTAGGGTCAAATATTAGATTAGCTAAACCACCTGAAAATTTCTCTTCTAATCCAAAATCTTTACCTAATGCTTTACCTACCTTATCAACAGTCCCTAAAATTAAAGTTAATGGAGCTAATAAAAATCTAACAATTCCTTGTAGTATTTCTTTATTTCTTTTTTCAGCAGTTAACTGTGCTTGTAAAACTATCTTTTGTTGTTGTACTTGCTTTTCTGTTGCACTAATTACCTCTTCTGTTTGCTTTATCTTTATGCCTAATATTTCCTTTTCCGACTTGCCTTGTAGCTTTAAGATGTTATCTTGACTATCAATAGTCGATAGCTTCTCTTGTTGTGCTTTTGCATCTGCTTGTGTGTCTGCTAAAAGTTTCTTTTGTTCTTCGCTTACACCACCTACCGCAGCTTTAATGTCATCCCAATATGCAACAATACCACCTAAGGCTAATAACAATGCACCAATGCCGGTTGCACCAATACCTGCCTTAATAGCTTGGAAAGCCTTAACCGCTCCTGTTCTTAATTCTGTAAAAGTAGAAACGATAGCACCTCTAAACTCTGCTAAGTTTTGAACTGCATCTCCAATAGCAAGTGCAGATTGTATCTTTGCTAATTGCTTAATTGTGTCTTCTCCTGCAAGTCCTGTAAGTTCTAACGCTCCTTGCACACCACCATAAGCAGCCGATAAAGCAGAAACAGTTTTAGCTGCGTTATCTAATCGCTGCGTATTCTCTTCTTGCTTTTGATTAGTTGTATCTTGTAATTGTTGAAGTCGCTTTTGTGCAGCTTCCACTTCTTTACTATTCTCGCCATACTGCTCACCAAGTTTTTCAACCGACTTTGTAGTTTGGTCTATTTCTGCTCTAAGTTCTTTAAGCGACTTAGTTGCATCATTGGAGTTTACACTTACGCTAAAACCTATATTATTTTGCTCTGCCATTATATCTTAAATTATTGGGTATCTTGTATTAATCACTTTTAAAAACGATAGTTTAGTTGTATTGTATTCCATAGGGTTAAAGTTCTCAACTTTGTTAAGCCTAAACAAAACCCCGTCAATATATACATACTTGCTAAAATCTAAATTGAATATATCTACTATGTCCAGAAGTCCAAAGCAAGTTAATAGCTTACTATCCTTGTTTGTAATCTCGGCAAGGTAAGGACTATGAAAATCAGCAAATAAGTTAAACTCTGTAAAGTTAGCAGGTGTAAATTGTACTTCTTTAGGCGCACCAAAATTGATGTCGGTATTAGAATTAATTGGGTCATCTAAATGTCCTGCATAACCATAGCTTGTATAAGTTCCTAAGTTTGTAGTAGTATTCATAATGTTCCAAGCAGATACACCAGTTATCTTTTTTGTTTGCATTATTCGTATAATACTTTCCATTCTATCTTCTGCGCTATTCGTATTTGACTTCTTATAAATAGCAGGAAACACTTTGTCTTGCCCTTGAGCTTGATATAATACCGATGCAGAAAATATAACTTCTAATACATCTGTTTCTTTTACAAAGTCAAACTCAGTATCGTAAATTAAATCTCCATATCCTTCTGTATACTTCTTTCTATAATTCTCGTTATAGAAATCATTATCTTGCTTAAACTTATAATTATAATATCGAGCGTTTACTTCACTCATTGGCTTAATGCTTAAAGGTTTTGCTCTGTCTACCTTATCTGTCCAATCTAAAGCGGTAGTCGAGTTAATAGGATAAAAGTCCACATACGGACTAATAACCAATTCTTTATCGTTAAACTTATTCTCATAAACATAAAGATTAAACATTTTAACAATGCTCAAAAAGAAATCTCTTTGAAATATACCTTTAGGAATAGTATCGTTTACTTTAATTGTTTCGCCTAAGTTTACAGGCACTTGTGTAGGTGTGCTTGTAGTAACCCCTAATTCTCCTAATGTAATATCAAGGATAACCCCGTTAGCTACTATTTCGACTTGCATATAGTCGCCATTAGCAAACGTAACTCCATTAACAGTAAACTCGCAATTAAAAAAACTGCTAATACTTGCATCAAAATCTTGTCTTCCTATTTCTACGTTATTCTTTGTAAGTACAACAGAATAGTTTGGTAAAGGTGGATTGTGATATTTTACATTCCCTCTTAATAATACTTGTATGTTAGTTGTAATTGTTGGCGCAGGTATTACACCATAAGTAAACAACTGCCCTAATCCGTCAAGTGAAAAGCTACCTGCCGTTACCATTGTATACTCTACAATAGAACTTAAGTTAGTATTAATTTCAATTAATTTAGCTGCTGCGTTTAGGCTTGTATTGTTTAGCGTTGATATATTTATTTGATTATGCGGTATGATAAGCCTTTCAAATAAAGGGGTATCAAAGAACGAGCAGTCAAATGTATATTCTGTTGCTGCAAACATTTTTTGTATATACTCCTTAACATACAAAGCAGGTCTAAAAGTAGTGTATTGAAAATCTTTTTTAGCAACCCCATAACCACCTAATCCACCTGCCCCTGCTCCTGTACTAACGTTCCCGTAATCAATAAGCGGATAGTAATAACCAGAACCACCGGGATTGTCCCAACTGGCACTTATATTAGCTGCGCTATAAGTATGATTGTATGCGCTAAAATCTAAATCTTCTAAACGCTGATTGCCTAACTGATTAATAAAACCGCCAAGTTCTCCAAACACGCTGCATTGATATTCGATAGTTTCTTTGTCAATAACTATTTCTAATATTCTTAAAGTGCCTTTAAATATCTGTACTTTGTCAATAAAGATTTTACAGTTAGCTTGTTTAGTAACGTTGTAGTTATACCCTACGTTTGGTAATTCTGGATAAGTTACGTTAGCGTTGTTAAGTTCGAAGATGTAGCCAAATATCAAATTGTTATTTGCCGTTCCCGGTATGCTTATTGTTTTGCTAAAAGAAGTATTGCGACTACCGAACTCGCTTACGTCATCAATAGCGTAAGTAAACTCGGTAGATATATCTTGCAATAAATCAATCTTCTGTTCCTCGATGTATATTTCTGTGCTAATCATTATCTGAATTGGCTTGTTAAGTATTTACCTACTTCTATTTCAATCTCAAAGTTAAATAGTTTATCTGCACTTTCTAACTTGTATTCGTAGTTTGTTGTCGTTATAGTAACAGGAAAATAAGCACCAAGAACCTCCATATATACAATAGGACTTGATACAAGTTGAGCCAACCAAGAATAATCTTGTTCACTAACCCAATCAGAAGTAAGCTTATATTTATCCTTATGCTGAATAGCATAGTTGAAAGTTGTTTCGTTATATCTGTTATATCCATCAATGTTTGTCATTTGCCCACCTACAAGCTGCCAATCGCTTCTCCTGTATGATGCTCTTTGGTATTCGCTTGACCTTCTATTAACTAAGGCAAACTTCTTTGTGTCCCAACCGCCAAGTCTATTAAGGAACTCTAAGTTAAATTGTTGGTATTTAGGATAGCACTTATGTCTTATCTTAATAACCCTTGTTTTTGCTATGCCTCTTTTTAAATAGAAATTATAGCCGTAAGTATTCTCGTTGATTATAGTTCCAGATGCCCAATCGTTTATATGTCCGGCTTGTAGGTTAAACATATTGAATTGTCCGTTCAGGGTTATGTTACCCGATACTGTATTAGTAACTGCTTCATTTTGTCCGACTACTTCAACCCAAGCTGAATAACCGCCCGTTGCTATGCGCAGGAATGTAATGTAAAAGTTATCTCCGTATTCTAAAGTTATCTCGTCCGTGTCCCTTTCGGTAAGAAAATCATCTGTAAAGTTTTCTAATAGTAAATTATCATAATAGTCCGATAGCACCAAAGGTGTGTTATTCTTTGTTAAGAACACATCGGCAAACAATGGGGGTACAAAGTTGTAAGCCGAGAAATTACCAGAAGCTAAGTTTGTAGTCGTTACACCGCTTACTTCTTCTCCTATCCTTAAATCGTAATCTACTTTAATCTTATCGTTTGATGCTACAAGTATTGAATTACCTGAAGGCTCGAAGTAATTAGTTACAAAACTACGCACCATTGGTGATGCGTTAAAAACCCCGTAGCTACCCTCTGCACTTGGTGAAGGGAATACTTTAGACCTAATTACCTGACTTCCGTTTATATAAACATCATACACAAACTTAAAGTTTGTAGTTCCGCTATTAGTAGAACTTGATACAAACCAAAGGTTATCGTGCATTGACGAATAGGGTGCAGGACTACTTGTTATCGTTATAGCCATTTGTTAATTGTCTTATTTTAATTTCAAAATCACTACCTAAGGCAGCTCTTAAATCTTCTGTAAATTGTTTACTTCTAAACGCAGTATCTACGGCATCGTCAAAGTATCGAGTAGTTTTAATACCTTTTCTATGTATACCTCGTGCTATTAAGAAAGCAAGGCTTTTACTATCTTTTATTTCTTTTTGTTCTACTCCAAGCTTTGTATACTTTTTTACCGATATTGACTTTAAGTTGTTAAACTCAATCCATTTCTTGATTGGCTCTATCGGTACTGACTTATTTTTAGTTTTAAAAGAATATGGAGTATCACTATCTGCTTTAGAAGATATTGTACCCTTAACCCCTCTATTAATGTAATCGTAATATTTTAGTTGTTTACTTTTATCCTTATACCCTACATATAAAATGTACTTTGTGCCAAACTTAACTACTTGAGGAATAGCAGGTTTAGCCAAATCTCCAGAACTTACCGACTTTGTTTTATATAAATTAGCAACTATTTCGTCATTAAATAGCTGCCCGTATAATGCAAGTGTCTTTTCGACTACTGGCAAATCTATCTCAGCACCTATTTGAAAAGGCTTAAAACCTAACTTTTGTACTTCGCCTTGTTGTAAGGCTCTTATTTGTGCTTGACTAATACTCACGCAAATAAATATACTTAATGTCTAAAAATAACTAACCCCACCAAAATTGGCAGGGTGTGTCTGGGGGTATGGTTTCTTATTTAAGTTTTCGTTGCTGCTCGTTATCGTAGTCAGATTTTGCTTTTAGATAACTTAGGGTGTTTAAGTATTGTATAATATTAAGTTCGTATGCTTCGTCTACCTTTATATTTTCGTGGTCTGCAACAACTTTGGTGCTATATTGCCATCCAAAATCTCTAATAAAGTTACTACCGCTTGGTCTACCGACTCCTTCGTCATTCCCTTCTCCGTCATTTCCTTTGCCAAATAATCCTTCGAAATTTCTATCCAATTTCTGTATACTTGATAAAAAAAAACAATGGAATTGTAAACATTGACAAACTTAGCTTCGAGCATATCGTTAGCATAAAGACTATGATTAGCTGCATCGTACTCTTGGTCTACCCATTTCCCGTACCAAGTTTTGCGTTGAGGTACTACCATTGAAGCTGCAATCTTATGCAGGTTGCCTATTAAGTCATTACTAAATACTTTGCTTTCTATATAACGGGCAGCTTTGATTTCAAACACATCATAAATAAATCTATATCGAGTGCCATTGATTTCTACATACTTAGCAGGTTCGCCCTCTATTTTATCTTTTAAAAAGTCAAGTGTTGCCCTAAGGTTATTAAACTGCATAACGCTTAGATTGTCAAGTTGAGTGTCTGTCAGGTTGTAGATTATACCTACAAGCTTACTTTCTACATCTAAGGTAGTCCAATCCTTCTCAGGCTTAGTAACTATTGGATAGATTTGTTGATACTGCCAAACTGTGATTTCGTTCCAAGTCATTTTCTTAGTTTTAACATTAGCTCATAAGCAAGATGCCCACCTATGTAAGCTAACGCTGCCAAAGGTAAGCAAATTGCAAAGAAGTACAATATTTTTATTACTTTAATGATACGGCTACACTTGTTGTGCTACTCTTAGCAGGTGGGTAAACTCTTGTAACCTCGCCAGTAACTCCGTTAATAATATCAAGTCCTTGATGCGGAACTTTTTTTAAGAACTCTTCCATATCCTTTTTGGCTTTAGCTGCGCTATTGTACTCGTTCAATATTTCCTCATATGCAGGACTTTCGCATTTGCTAAAGTCGTACTTAACACCGACTTCACGAATGTTAAACTTAGCACTCATATACTCAAAGTCTTTACCATTTAATACGGCTGCTTGTAATACAGCATCTTTGTAGTCTTTATTGCCCTTTAATGTTTCAAGCATATCCTCTAAGGCTTTAACTTGTAGATGTGTTTTTAACGGGTCAAGTTCCCCTGCATTTAATCGTTCAATTACTTGATGTGTGAACTCTATGCGTTGTTCTTTTGTTGTTTCGAAGATTTGTTGTAGTTCCATTGGTTTGTTTATTTGTAGTTTATATGGTTCTGTTCTATTAACTGATATTCTTGGAATACCAAAATATCCATCATCATCAAAATAAAAACTCATATTGTTTCGGGTTTGTAATTCTCAATGTCAAAAAAGCCGATTTCTGACTTATGTTCTGGTCTTCTTAATCTACGCTTAGAAGGTTCGTAACTCTTCTCGTTGCAGTATGTAAGTATTTCTAAGTAAGTCGCATCGATGTTAGTCATCATTATACTAATCGGTTCACTTGCGTAGTATTTGTCTATGTAATCTTTTGTTGTTTGGGTCATTGTGTTTAATTGTGTAGTCAAATAATGCTGCTATTACAAAACCTGTTGTAATTAGCAGAAGGCAGATAGCGTAAATCATTTTGAGTAGATGTCTTGTAATTGCCCAATAAGGTAACAAGCTACTAAAAATACGGCTAAAAGTTGTGCGGTTTCTTTTTTCATTTGGTTTGGTTTAGTTAGTTAAATTGTGCGTTGGTCAGTCGCACCCCTGAGTTATTTAATTATTATAGTAATTATCTACCATATTGCAGGCAGAAATTTCAGCATATTCCCAATCCATCTCTGCACGTTTGGTTTCTTCGTTCATACCAAAGTACTTTCTCTCATTCTCTACTGCTTGGTCTAATGCCACCTCTGCATCAAAAAGAGAATCGTAAATAGCTGCACCTTTTGAAGAGTAGCCATTCCAACCTTTTAGCTGACCGCTTAATTGGCTAATTTGCTTAGATGCTTTTTCTACTTCGGTTAGTTGAGCAGGTACTTTAAACCAATCTTGCTTTAATAACCATTGTTGATAAGAAGTAGGTGTACTTAAAAATTGCTGACCTTTGTACTTACCGAATTTTAAAGTGAAGTTTTGCATAAAAAAATGTTTTGTGGTTAATTGATATATCAAATATACAACCTTTACACATTGCACAATCAAATGAGCAAACTTTTTTTTAAAATTGTTATGAGCGGTAAATATCAAGTATAAGCGGTAAATTATAGGAAGGCATACCTACCCGTGCCACGTTTAAGACTAAAGTTCTGCCAAGCCAAAGCCAAAGCCATTACGGCATCATCGTGGAAGCCTGAAGGTGCTGAGTACTTAACCCCCGTTGCCGTATACTGATACTCAAATACTTCTAACTCTTGGCTTATTATCCCTTCAGGGTAGCCAATTTTCCCTTGATGTATGGCAGCCTGTAAGCCTTCCATTAGCTGCTGCTTACTTGAACTTGTAAACTTTAACCCCTGTATCATTACCCCTTCACGTTGTAAGTCCTCAAGGATAGGGTCGCCAACCCCAGTACTATCGACAAGGATAGGGCATTTTGGCAATCTAAGTATAGTTTGCTTGGTATTGTGCCAATCCATTTGAAAGCGGTCAAAATAAGCCACGTTTCCATCTTCGTCTAAGCCTACTATTACAGTCCAATCGACTGACTTCGCAAGGTCAATCCCATAAGCTACAATCGGCATTGTTGTTACTGGGTGTATACATTTGCGAATGTATTGGCTACCAAATGGGTTTGCTGCGT